CGGCCGATGCGCTGCTCATACGTCTTCGCGGTATCGGGAGTGTCATACTGCACTTCCCATGCGCCGCGCTGCAGGTTTGCACCGACCGAGCCCGCATCGCTCAGCACGATCACGTCCGCATCGCCGTTCTGGAACGCCAGTTTCGCTTTTTCCTTGTCGGCGCCGGAGTGTTCGCCGGTCAGCGTGACGACACGCAGCCCGCGTTTGGCCAGCTCGGATTTTATCCGCTTAACGGCCTCGCGTGAGTGGGCAAACACCACGCCCGGACGTACGGTCCCGTCAGGGTTACGTTTGCTCTCCACAAATGCAATCAGGTCGTTGAGCTTCCCGCACGGCGCGTCTTTGACTTCCCTATCTACGTGCCCTAAATTTATTATTCTGTCCAACGCCATATCTCGAGTCGCACTTAAGAACCGTGACAACTGAGCGGCCTTATCCCGCGCCTGATCCTCGCTCAGACCTCTGAATGCATGCGGGGACATAGCACGTATTGCGTCTATGTCCACATGTCCTGCTCGTGCGGCCTGCTGTGCTCGCCGATAGTTAGCCATAACCTCTCGGTATAACTTCTGCTGTGAGGCAGTTAGGTCGTGTGTGCGCACGTTTCGTCCAGCCTCTACCTCAGGCCGTATGCGACCAGTGATCGTATATGGCGACAGCTCCTGCTGCAGAGCCGCTCTGGATGCAGCAGTGTCGACACCGTATTTGCGATGGAATGCGGCCGCATCCGAATACCGTTTCGGGTCCAGCTTGTGTAGAACGTCAAACGCCTCGCTAGCGTCGTTTTTGATCGGGTCGGCGGTCATTGTTGCGTGATATGGAGTGTTGAAAGCCAGCGCATCTATCGCGTTTGCCATGCGAGAGTTCGGCTTGCCCTTGCGGTTCAGCAGATCATGTCCTTCGTCGACAACCGACATTTCGAACTTCCATCCTGCAGCATCCATTGCCTCTCGCATAGTATTCTTGCGATCCTCTTCGGATGCAGTGCGCAACCACTGCGCAGCTCGGTCTACGTTCCCGCCGAATTTATGTTGTGCGACTAAATGTGTAAGATCATCACGCAGGGCCTGATGAGTTACGACGACTATGTGTCTGTCTGGATCTGCATATGCGGCCCGCCGCTCTTCTGCCGTGGCTGCGGGGTTTGCAAACCAGCGATATTTGCCAGGCTCGAAGTAGCGTAGTGCCTCCGATCCGAACTGCGCCTGCACGACTGACGGCACAGCGAATATTGCACGTTTCACCTTGCCCTTCGAATGCAGATGTGCGAATGAGCCCAACGCAATCAGCGATTTGCCCGATCCAACGCCCAGGTGTAGCCCGACGCGCTTGTTCGCCTCCAGCAGCTTTATCGCGCGCTGCTGCAAGGAGAACTTGCCGGACATGGAAACGTCTTTCGGTATCTCCACGGGCTTTTTGGGATCAAAGTTCCGCGCCACTATCGGCAGCACCTTAGCCAGTTGCGCTTCCGCGCGTTCGCCCAGTGTAATGCGCTCCGCTCGCGGATCGTTGCCGGTGCGGAATAGAGCCAACTGGGATTGCTTTATAGCTCTCAGCAGTGCCTCGGCCTTTTCCTTCCGTGCGCCCGCGGCGTCCTCTTTGGCGAAACGTCCGCCAACGCGAGTTGCAACATAGGCCTGTTTGCGCCGCTCGGACAGTGCGCGCTCTCCCAATAGCTGCGCCTGTCGCTCTGGCGGCAGGATTCCTAACACGTGACGGTCCCAGTGGGCAATGCGCTTCGTGCCGGTCTTGAATTCAGTGCCGGTTATCGCTCCGAGCTGCTTAGCAAATTCAGCAACGAATTGTCCTCGAATGATATCCTGTATTGCGGCATATGCACGGTCAGTTCCACCCATTGCGCGCACGTATCGGTCCCATGCGGTTTCTCTCGGCGTATCGTCTTCCTTCGGCTGCACATCTCCGCGCTTGACCTCTTCGACATCTCCAAAGATAGTATGCTGATAACCGACAACCTCTTCGGCCCGCGCCCGTTCTTCTTCGCGCCGCCTGCGCGTCTCGGCAGCCACAGGCTGCTTCTCGCTCGTCATGTGCGCCCAGAAGAAATCTCTCAGCACCCCTTTGTCCTGCGGGTTCAATTCTCCGATGCCCTTGATTACAACCTGTGCATGTGGCACTTTCGCCATTGCGCGATGAACGGCATCATATGTTGCATCGGATAGAGGTATGCTCTGCGCATTAAGCGCAGCTATGTTTGCTGATTCTCCGAGTTTGCGCCGGCGCTTCTCGACGATCGCCTCTGCACGCCTGGTCAGTTCCTCGCCTGTGGCGTTCTCCACCTGTTTGTAGCTGAAGAATCCCAGGTTTTTCAGAGCCTGATAATACGGTCCGTTGCTGTCCTTTCCCAACAGCGCTTTGGGCACGCATTCCGACACAAACTCCGCGGAGAGCAGATCCGAACGCAAAGATTCGGGGTCCTGACCATCGGCAAGGCGGCCGCCTATGTAGTCTTCCAGTGCTTCTTCCAGTTCGGGTTGAGTCATGTTCTCGCGCAGCACAAGCGGTTCCGTAACCATTAATGCGCGCTCGCGAGGGTCATCGAACGTGGTGGCTGGGCGAGACACTATGCCTTTTGGCAACCAATTTTCCTCATCCCGCGCGCCAGATTTAATCTCTTCCGCCACACGTACTCGCTCGGCAAACTCGTGGTCGATTGAGCCGACCAGCCTGTCTATGCCGTTGCGTCGAACCGTCAAAAATTTGTTGATACCGTCGGAGTCTATCTGATAGTCCTCTGGTTTCAACCCGAGAACGCGGGCAAGCTGCACGGCCTGTTCGTTGCTGACCTTTCCTAGCGATACCCGCAGTTCGTTCGGAGAACCTTCTTCGAAAGCCTCGACGATCGCCGCCTGCGCCTCTAGCCTGCCGAGCGCAACTCCCAGTTCGCGCCGTGCCTCCATCACGAGATCTGCCTTTTCGTCGTTCACGAGCTGTGCTGTCATCAGAGTGTCCTCGTCCGTGATCTTGGGGATCTCCAGTTGGTTCGCCTTAGATATCAGCTCCTCGTAACGCTTTGTTGCTGCCTCTGCAATCTCACGTTGTCGTTTGATGTGGTGATTTACTATTCCCTCGCGTATGGCGTCCAGTTCTTCCGGCGGCAACTCGCGTCGCCACTGCTCTACCAGCAGTTGTGCAGTCGCAGCCGGGCCGAGTATGTCTGCGGTAATGCGGTCGATGGGGCACGGGCTTTTTGTTGCGGCAAGTGTCGCCTCGTTGAGACCGGCGTAGTGCCCCACACCGAGATGTTCTCTGAGTGCGCCGCGGTCAGTTTCTGCCTCGGCGTGCTCAAGCAGCCGTGATGCGGCAAGCTGCATAGCGTCCTCTTCAAGCTCCCGCGCAAGAGTTTCTTTTGCCTCGTCATCGCTCATACCTGATACTGCCTTATCAGCCAAAGCCTCGACATCGACAGCATCTTTAGCAGCTATAAACGCTGACTTGGGCACACCGGCGTCCTCGACCTCTCGCTTAACCAGTTCATAGCGTCGCTCGATGTCGGAGTGCTTTTTATCGGCGATAAGGATTTTTGCAATGTCCTGCACATCCGGCTGTTTTGGTTTCAAATCGACGTCGAGCAGCCCGGCCTGCCGCGCTTCGATTACCGGTGCCCGCACTTCAGCGAGCGCTTGGTGCAATCTCTCTACGCAGGCAGCCTTTTTCATAGCCTCAATCTCGTTGCCATCTGCTGCCTCGAGGAAATGTCGCCAGGATATGTCGGCTTTCTCACGTTTAAGCTCCTGCGGGGTGAGGCCGTTTTCTTCAGCTTTTCTGTTTATCGCTGCAGCATATCCGGCCCCCTTGCCGGTAACAGGTTCTGGCGGAAGAATCGCTTCTCCAGGTATGTCACCAAGTGCCTCGTGCACTGCCTTGTCCTGCGCAGCCAGTATATCTTGTCGCGCCTGTTGTGCAAGTTGCTTGGCGAAGCTAACCATCTTGCGCAGATGTTGTCGTTCTGCCATCTCGCGAGATTTTTCAGGCATAGCCTGCAGGACCTTTTCCGGCAGTTTCCATTGATCTTCAGTAATGCCGTGGGCCTCAAGCACGGTGCTCACGAACTCCGCATCCCGCAGTTGCTTGGACTGAATCAGGCTGTGTTTGAACTCTTTTTCGCGCTTGCGCTCCTCCTCTGTCAGCTCTGCCTGCCTACGTTCACGCACTTCTTTGCGACGACGCTCCACCTCTTCGCGGGATGCGCGCCACTCCTCCGGTTTTCGCAGCCTGGTTAGCCGCAGGTAGTTCAGCTTACCGCCAGCTCCGCGGATCACCGATGCCGTGCCGTCGGCGTGTTCCTGGATGAGCACAGGGATACCTGGTTCGTCCTCTCCGTGCGGGTGCACGGTTATCCACCGCTGTCCTGGCTTGAGCGGGATCGCCTTTGCTAGCACCCAACGCCCCAACGACTTTTTGTAGCGTAGTCGCCATATACGTCCACATTTTGAGCACAGACGAATCGGTTGAACTCTACCGCGGCCGCGGAACCGCGCGCCGACGTGTACTAGCTGGGATGCGTCATGTCTACAGGTTGTATACGGTCGCACATATACATTTTTTGACCCGACTCGACGATAATGGCCTCTGACAAACGCCTTGGCGATGGGCATCAGCGCGGACTCAAGAGCTTCCATAACGTTCAATTCACATACCACCGCAGTAACCTCTTACGATTCCCGGCGACCGTGTGCAGCGAGCTCGGCCATCTTCTTCTTCCCGTGCTTCTTCCGCCCTATCCAGGCAGCTAGCGCGTCTGGATTGCGCACACCGCGGGCAGCCAGTTCCCTGCGTAGCTGCTCGAACCGCTCGCCGCTGCCGAGTTTTGGCCGTCGTCTAGATCTACCTCCGATTGCCTTGCATAGTGATTCTTCGAATACTGGCAATGCAAGGCCATTGTCAGCGAGAAACCGTTTCAGAATCTCGCTTTCAACCATATCCCTGACCATACAACTCACCTCATTGTTTGCTCAGCGTGCCGCCAGAACCGTCGTGTCCGCAGCATCGCGTTCGGATTACGTTCGATGTATTGCTCATACAGCCCCCGCAGGTCCGCCCGGAAGAGCAACACGTGATCGCCCCAGCGTTTAGCCCAGTAAAGGTAGCGTCCATCTGTGCGGGCAGATGTTGTTCCCGTAAGCGGTCCGCCTTTTCGGTCGAACGCGCGGTTGAGACGCTCGAAGTAATCAGCCGGTGGTCTGTAGATGAACTGGAAATAAGCTCCCAAGTCCGATCCCGACCACGTTATCTCGCCGAACAGCTTCAACAATGTTTCGTTTGCCGGCTTGACGTTGCTTAGAAACGCTTGCTTCCATTCTTTGTAGCCCACGTATTCGGGCTTTGCCGGAGGCTGCTTTGTGATGTGCCCCGTAACCCAATAGCGCTTGCCCTTGGAGCTGGTGCGCCAGTGACCGCGCCGGTATGCTTTGATCAGCAATCGATTCAGAGAAGTTTTCATGTCATCTCACCGTCGCCAGAAACATTTTTACGGCACGCCCCTTGCGAGCGCGCTTGATTTTGCGCCGCAACACATCATAGTCCATATCTAGCGATCGCGCCGCATCGCAGATGCTAGTTCTGCGCAACAGCGCGTCCAGCGCAATGCTGTCATCCGGCAGTCCTACCTCACGCAGCATCCTGCGCGCCCACATTAGTGCCTGTGTGTCAGCAATCTTAGAAACAACTTGGTCCTCTATGCACACGACATCTCTGTTCTCTGTCAACCCAACAGCTATTTCGCGTCGTCGATTCCTGAAGAACATCCTCACGCTGCCCTCCAGAGTCGGCTTAGCGTACGTCCAGAACTCACCTCGCAACGGATCGTATCGCTCAGCTGTCTGTATCAATGCGCCGATCAGGTGATCCTCTAAATCCTCGCGTAGCCCCTGATTGTCGCCCGCATGTCGGTGCGCCATTGCCAATACGTCCGGAGCACAAACCTCGACTAACCGATTGAGCAAATCCTTGCGACAATCCGAGCACTCTAATAGTTTTTGTCTGAGTATCTTTAGCTCTTCGCGCCCGCGCGTGCGGTAGTCATAGCCCAACATCCAATCTCCCTGCATAAGGTCGCACAACGAATCCGTTGATCCACACCTCGCCACTATACAACTGTATACCATCAAACCATTGCACCGACTGCCCCACACACACGGGCACGCGGACACGCATGCCGTCACACAAATGATCGATCACAGATATCCGAGTGCCATCTGGCAACGATGACACGCGTACTCGAGCGGGTACATAGACTGGCCGCGTCCAACGTAGCGGTGACACAACAACGATCTGTGCCTCTGCCCGAGCGCCGCAACTAGTTTCTGCGCGAATCGTCAGCACGGTTCCAGGAGACGTTACAACAACGAATGCGCACACGGCATAAATCACACGTAGTAGTCCTCCAGTAGACACTTGCAGTTCGACAAACACTGTGTGCCCTTCCCGGGCAAGATTCCGGTGCGTTTATACCAGCGCAAGAAGTCCTGCGGTGTCCACTTCCTGCCGTCCAGCTTCAGACATGTCGGACACGATTCCGCCGGAGTGCGGACCCACCGAATTCGGCGCCGACTGCTGCGGTTGGCGCGGACGAACGCCAGCCAATAAACTCCAGAAAGCGCATCAGCATACATGCGCATTCTGCGTCGGTAGTCCATCACACCCGCCCTGGCATCCACGTCATTCAAGAACTGCCGCAGATAGCGATACTCCTGCCTGCGCAAACGAACCAGTGTCTTATCGCCCCACTCATCTAGTGGCTTGTAGTTGCCTGCGCTGCGCAGACCCTCCAGATAAGCATGCCGATAGAAGTAGCGAATCTCCCGCTTCATCCACCATTCCACCGAGCTTCGCGTGCGTTCGCCAGACAGATACTCCGACAGATGTCGCTGCAGCCGCACGTTCAGCTCCTCGATGTCTATGCCGAGCTCATGCAAAGCAGTGCGCCTCGCGGCAGGCAGATTCGTCGGTATTAACCCTAACGCCTTGTCGAGTAGTGTTAGCGACTGCTGATCAGCGCCGACAAAAGTAATACGTTTAGCCACCGCGTTTTCTCCGACGCTTAGGTGCATTAGGTGCAATCGAACCGGAATTGCAAACAATGGCCCCGCTCAACGGATCTCGCGGGTATACCCGCGGCGGAGCCTGACGGCGATGATAGACCAGCTCTACCTCGATAGGTCCTATCTTTGTCGGGTCAACTTCACGATACACACATGCGCACCACAGATCGAGCACGGGGCAGCCGTAATCGCCCTTTTCACACGTCAGCCCACCGTAACTGTCGGTAGCGCACCGACCGGCACAGCGGGTGCAGTGTATCGCGATCGCCTGAAACGCCTGCATCCGTGCCGTTCGGCAATTCAGGCAGTCGCATTTTTTGCCCGGATTGGGTTCCGGGATGTGCAAACATTGCTCAGTCTGCTGAGTCATCGTCTATAATCACCTCAATCCGTTGCAGGCTCTTCTGCGCCTTGCTTTCCTCCTCCGGGTTGCTCCACGGAGTGGCCTGCCACATGTCCGCCTTTTGTTCGTCGGCGGCCTCCTCCGGTTTTTCCTGAGCGGCTTGCCACGCCTGGAACATGTAGGTGTTCATCGGCACGTCTGCGTATTCGTGCTGCTCTAGGTCTAGAGCAGCAATTTCGTGCCGCGGCAACGTCAATCCTTGCTGCAGCCGCATCCCGGCCAGCCTCAGCTCCCGCTCCTCGTCCGCGGGATCGATGTTCACCCACCGGAAGATGTATTTACGGTCCGGATACATCTGCCAGATGATCTTCTTGTTGATCTGGTTCGCCAGCATCTTGAGCAGTGGTTTCAATCCGCGGTCCACGCTCGCCTCGATGCGTGCAACCGGCGACGGCTGATTGAGGGCGGCCCGCTGCGGCGCCCAGGATTCCATCCCGATCTCCTCCGGATGGATGTTGTAGACAGAACACGCGACCGTGGTCAGGAACGCCAGGAACTGGTGAAACTCCATGTCGCGGTTCGAATCGCGAAAACGCACGAAGTTAACGCCCTGTCCGTCCGTTGTGGCGACTATGGGAGTCCGCCAGTAGTTGCCCGGTCCCTCAATCTGCGCCCGCCATTCGCGTTTGAACGCGTCCAGCATCTCCGGGCTGAACTTGCCGGATATAGACAGCACTCCGGGCGGGATCGCGCTCTTGGTAAAAACCGCCTCGTTGTAGTCCAGTCCGAACAGTATGCACGAGACGATCTTCACCAGCCACTCCAGCTCCGACGTCCCGTATCCCTGCCGCATTTGACTGGTGGACGGGTTCCGTATGCCGTAGGCAATATCCTCGCGCGCGTATTCCGCCACTATCTCGCCGCGCTGCATCTGCACTGCAACAATAACCGACTCGCTTCTGCTTCTGCGCGGCACGTATTTTGTGGGTTCGGTTAGATATATCTGAGCCGCATCGATGGGTTGGAACGCGATAACTGGATATTTACGCCGATTCAGACCCGGAATGATCTCCATCACAGCGGCATCCAGTGTCAGCGAATCGCGCACCAGCGCGCGCACGCATTGATCGAATGTTATGTCCGGTCGTATATCCTCCGCTTCCGCAAACCCGCATTCGAGGATCATGTCCTCGATCTCCCGCATCTCGCGCTTTTCATCTGCGGTCGGCTGCCGCTCCCTGTTTCTCAGAGCTATGCGGAAGCCGACGTCTGTGCGGGATTCAGGGAGCTGACAGAACGCCGCACACTGATTGCAGCGGGTTGCGATGATTGCCGCGATGACGGGATTGCGGTCTGCCATAAGGCGCAGTGTGTCCGCCGACAGGCCCGATGCGGTCTGAGCGATCCTGATCCCCTGCCACGGTGAAAGGAACATGAAATCGTCGTTCCTGGTAAGCGGAGCGCGCGACGCCAGCGATTTCGAGACCCAGCCCTGTATTTCCGGCAGGTGCTCGTTCAGAGTCGTCATGAACGCCTCGAACTCCGGCGTCCACATACGGCCGGGCGGCTCCGGCGGAACCAGCAGACCCTGCGGAGTCTCCCGCCAGCCTGTCGGTAGTTTCATCGACATACAATCCCTCTAAAACAAACAGCCGAACCCGCAGCAACCGCGTTTAAGCAGTCGCTCGAATTCGGCTGTGGTTCTTCCTCTCGGCCTGCTCGATCTTCGGTTGTTATGCTTCAGCAGATGGTCACTACGATGCTTGCGTCAGGGCAACATACGACCACGTGCCGGACTGCGTAACACATAACCAGCGGCTGTTTGTCCCATTCTTTCGGAGGCATCCAACAAATCCATCGCCTAGTGTGTCCGGTGAGCCAAATACATTAATCAAGTCACTCAAAGACGGCACGGATCCCGCAATAGCAGCCGTCTTGGCCGGGATAAACGACTCACGAACAGAGATAATAAGCGAAACCAAATGCAACAGCAACTGACCGTCGGCCAGAAATACCTTTGGAACATACGCAACATTGCCGGCAGATACCAGACTCGACCATGTGGTGCCTCCATCGGATGATTCTATATACGATAGCTGCCCAGTTGTGTAACTGAACAACCAGCATCGCATAATTCCATCTACTACTGTAACACCTGCAGGAAACTGTTCCGCAAAATTAAACGTCCCGACCTGCGTGTAGCCGTGGTCGACTGTGCTGCTGGTATACAGCACGGCACACATGTTCGCTATATCGTGCACAAATAGAAAATACATGCCGTTGTGGTAGCGGATTAAAAACTCCAACCCCACAATCGGCGATCCCGAACTATCGCGTATCAGACTTGCCGCGCTCCAATCGTCCGGTGTGCCGTTGTTCAACAGCACGAAACCGTAGCTGTCCCCCAGCACGCTGCTCGTCAGCGTCAGCCCGAGTTTGCCGCTGCCGTCGATAAACCAGTCCGGCGCCTCCCAATACTCGTCACTAATATGAAATCTATGTGGGACCGCGTCCGACCAGTTAACCAGATCGTCGCTGGTCCGCACGTTGAATATGCTGATGCTGAGGTTGTTGCTCGACTGATACGCCATCCAGTACATACCGTTGTAGCGGATGAGGTTTGGATACATTGGCAGGTCGTCTGTTGGATACGTCGGCATATCCACAGACCGCCAGTTGGTGCCGTTCGGCGAAATTGCCGCGCATACGGTGAATATTCCGGCCGCACGTTGGCCAACTGCCGCGTATGCCGGCAGTACGCCGATACTGCTGCCGGATGTAGATTGTCTGGATTTCAAGGCCACCAATTCAGGCATTACGAGACCCTCCTGCTTGCCCTGCCGGCAACGTTGGTGTAAAACACCACAGCGATGCGGTCGTTCGTTCCTCCGTTAACGGCGTCGCCGTTTGAATCGACCAGGGCAAACCGAATAACATCACCTGCCGGAAAGGCATCCATCAGTACCTCGCGATCATCCAGCGCCAGTTCGTTCTGCGCCGCCGTCGCGTCGTCATCGCCGCGCACGATCAGCACGCTTGCGGTCCGCGTCGACCAGAGCTGCGGCTGTATACGCGCAGCGTCCGCGCCTGCCGGCACGCGCACCGATGCAGTTGACACACCGTTCAGAGATAAAACCTGTCGTCCGACGTAGCGTTCACCGCCGCCGACTGTTCGCAGTGCCATATCATCACCTCATAGAAACGTTAACTCACCCGGATACACATCGATGCTCGCCGCAATATTCGCGTAGTTCAGAGCGTGTGCGAAGTGGTCAGGTCCGGATTGCGTGTATACGACACGCTGCTCTCCGGTCTCGCGCCTGATGCCGCCGACCGTCCGCACCTCGGACTCCCGCAGCCTGACCAGCGCCTGCAGGTGTGCCCTTAGCACCCCGCACACAGGTATCTGAGCATGCGGAAACACAATCCCGTCGTTGCGGCCCTGCAGAGCCGCATTGACGCCGTCTACCAACCTGTCCAACGTCTCCGTCCTGTTGACCACAACCTTCCAACCGGAGTCTGTATCGCCGTCGTCTGCAACCTGGATCGCATCCTTCTGCGTCTCCGAGTAGTAGCACATGAACGCCCGTCCCGGAAACGCATCGCACAAACGGCGCGCATCGTGTTTATTCGGCATGGCGTCTATCACAATCACAGGGTCCCGATACATCCTGCAAATCGACACGGTTTCTGGCCAGGGGTCCTCACCCTCGACCACGATC